CAACTATAGAAAGTGATAATCCTGCTGAAAGCACATTACAATTAATAAAAATATGTGCGGATAAAGTTTATAGTGGTGAAGATAAAGTAGATTCTTTATCTGATTATACTGATGAAGAAGTTCAGGAGTTTTTAGAATCTTTGAGAGGTGATGCGCTTACTGATGTGCAAAAGTTTTTTGAACAAATGCCAAAACTTGAACATACAATAGAATATGGTGAGGAAAAAAATAAAAAATCTCATACATTTAGTGGTATAGCTGATTTTTTTTCCTTTGCCTGAGTCATAATAGTATATCTTCATACTATCAATTGGTCTTTGGGCTTGTTCAACATCATAAATATAGCATAAGTGAAATTGAAAATTTATATCCTTTTGAACGTGACATATATTATCAAATGTTAATTGATCATTTAGAGAAAGTAAAAGAGGAGCAAGATGCCAGAAACAAATAGACATCAAAAATGGATTGATCTAGCACATGCTATTGATCAATGGAGAATATTTCCAAGAGCATTTATTTCTATGTACATATATTTATTGTATAGGGTTGTTACTTGGTATATGGCTCTTGAAGCACCATCAATGGAACAAAGTGGTTTAGTATCTGTTGTAGTTGGTGCTGGTGCAGCATGGTTTGGTTTATATACAGGTTCAAGTAAAAGTAAGAGTAAGTAGATGGCAGAGCCAACAGGAAATAAAGCTGGAAGATCATCAACAGGAAGTTTTGATTTTGATATATTAAAACAATTGATGAGTATACAAAGTGGTATCAAAACACTTGTTAAGATGACTGCTGCGCAGCAAGAAAAACCCTATCAAGAAGCTATTGATAGTTTACAAAAAGCTGTTCCAAAAGAAAAAGAAAAAAAGGGACCTATTGTATTCAAATTGCCAAAATTACCAGCTGGTAAAAGTATTTTAGATGGATTATTTAATCTTGGAAAAATTGCTTTAGCTGGTGCATTTCTTGCTGGATTATTAAAAGATAAAATAGTAGAAATATTTAATGCATGGGATCCTGCAACATTATTAGGTGGAGCTTTAAAAGATTTATTTACATCACAAGAAGGTGAACCATCATGGAAAGAAAGAATTAAAGAGGCATTGGAGAGTATGGCCTTCTGGGGACTCATAGGAGGAGCAACTGGCTTTGTAATTGGTGGTCCTGTTGGTATGCTGGCGGGGGCAATGATTGGTGCTGGATTGAGTGGGTTCATATCTCTTTTATCAACAGATTCAGGAGTTAAAGCACAATTGCTAGCTGATAAATTGAAACGTTATTTTAAAACAGCTGGCACTTTTGCTGGTATAGGAGGAATAGTAGGTAGTGCATTTGGAATGACTATACCAGGTGTTGTTGCTGGTGCTATTTTAGGTTTTGCTTTGCAAGGTGTCTACGAAGCTATAGCAACTGATAGAGCTGCGACTAAGTTACGAAATCCAGAAACTGAAAGTATTGGCGCAGCTATAGGTATAATAGTACAAAGATTAGCAGATTTTATAAAAGATAGAACATTAGAGTTTGCTAATTTTGTTATTAGAAATTTAAACAAAATATTACCAAAAAGATTTGAAATAAAAGAATTTAAAGTAGATACAGCAGAAATGGATGAGGCAGAAGATAGAATAAGAGTTGCCAAGATGAAAGAATTAGAATTAAGAGTGGAAAGAGATGAAGAAATAGGTGGTGAAGGTAGATTGTTAAGGGCTAGTGATGCAGAAATAGCATATGTTAAAAGTAAGACTGGTTTTGATTTAAATGCAGAAGCTACTCACCCTGACTCAATATATGAACATACAAAAGTACCAGAAGGCTGGGTAACCAAATCAATGAAGCTAGCAGCATTGTGGGAGAATGCTAAAAGACGGGCAAAAGCACAAGCTGATTTAGAAGAAGCTACTAGATTAAGAGATCAGGGTAAAGGAACACCAGTTGTAACTTCTAATACTGATAAAGAAATTGTTACTACAGGTTATCAAGGCAGAGAAATTACAATATCACCAATAAATAAAGAAATTATAATATCACCAATAAATAAAAATAGTGCACTAGTAGAAACAGTATCAGAAGGAGATAGTGCTTTTCAAAAAATGCTTGATGCTATAATTGCATCAGGTGCAGGAACAAATCAAACAGTAGTAGGAATGAATCAATCTACTGCTGGTGATAATGGCTCAGGTAGTTTAACTACTACCGGTATAGCTACTGAATCTCAACATAAACTTACCAATAGGATACTTCAACATTTTAATTTATTTGGAAACTATCGATAGAGTGGGTCCGAAGACCCACCCCAGATAATAAATTAGTCTTCTGCTAATTTCTTAAAGAAAGCTAAGCTCTCATCATTATCTTGTCCAGCTTCCGCAGTAGCCATTTGTGGCTGTGCTGGTGCTGGTTCACTCACCATCTCTTGTTCAACCGTTGCAGTTGGAGCTTGGGAGCCACCATCAAGAGCAAGCACTCTATACAGACGAGTCTTTAACTCATCATAGCTCTTGAATTCTTTTGGATCAACTAAGCCTTTTAAAGATACTTCTTTGTTCCATACTTCTTCCATCTTAGCATCATCATCTAATAATGGTCCAGGTGAATCAAATTCACTTTTATCGTAGTTTCTAAAACCTTCTACGTTTCTCATCTTCAGACGAAAGTTAGCACCTTCCCAAAGGTCAAATGGATTAACTGCTGCTTCATCATCAAACTCAGGATTCATCATATCATTTAACTTATCAAAAATCTTCTTACCGTACTTGTACTTAAATACTTTACCTTCATTCTGAGGGTTCATAGGATCTTTAATAACGTATATGTTAGATATGAAACTAAGACGACGTTTATACTTACGTGCTAAGTCTTTATTGGATTCAACACCACTATTCCATAAAGTAGTATTGTATTCTGATACTGGATCAGGTTGACCCAATGTTGTCAATGATTTCTCAATAAACCAACCACCAGGACCTTGGAATCCATGATCCCATATTCTTACGAATGGAACATCTTCTCCTTCAGGTGCTGGTAAGAATCTAATGATAGCATGTCCGTTACCAGACTTGTCTACCTCTGGTTTCCAAAACCCATCATCACCTTGAGGTGTTGCAGGACCTTGTAACTTAGATACTTCGTTTGTAATTTTATCAATATTAGATTGACGATTAGATTTCATTTGTGCAAATGAACTCATGATTATATTCTCCTTGTATTTCGTTATATTCGTTATATTACGGTTTATTATTAAACCTATTCCTTAGTATACTCTTATACGGGCCTAGGTCAACACTATTTATAAAGAATGGTTGATATTTTTTTAACTTCTTATAAACATCAGGCCAAACTATATCATCTCCAAGTACCTTATTCCAGTACTTGAAAAACTCTGTTAATCGATCTATAATTATAATTGTTTCTGGACTTATTACCTCTCTTATAAACAACACCATTAGTCTTGGATGTTCTCCTGGAGTAACAATTATATTACTATCAAAGTCATCATTCATTTTATCTATCTCTTGTTCAAAGATATACTTTCTACTATCTCTTCTTCTTAACCATTCACTGTATATGCTTATTGCTTTTTCATCATTAACATCACCAGACCAGAAGTTAGGATTAACCATCATATTGGCTACCATAAAATCTACAGGTTCTTTCATTTTAGATAATTTATAGAAATGATACTTATCTTTGCGAGTTTCAAATTTACTTCTGTCACCTTTTAGTTTACCATGGTACTTAAAGTAATCATAACTATCATTTTTAAAATGTGTTTTTAATGCTAAGTACTTTTGATATACTTCATAAGGTTCCATCATATAGGTAGCTTTGCTGCTGATGCACTTTTAATCATATGTAATCTTTCTGCATCAGCTTGTATTTTAGCTTTTAGTATTTGACTACCTTTAATTAATGATGCTACTGTTTCTATTTCTACATTAGCTTGATGAGCATAGTACATGCAGGCATCAAAATAAGACATTTGTGTCTCTTTGACTATTCCTTCTATCTCTGCCACAAACTGAGATGGTGTTTTAATTGCTATGTTCATTACAGTACTCTTTTCCATGGAAAACATATTAATCTTTTTTTATGCTTTCTATCTTTATCTTCATTCCTTTTCTGTACAAAGTCAACTGTTCTTCCAAGATTTTTTACATGCTCTGTTGCTTGATTCAAATAACTACGATTTCTATTTGGATTTCTAACATGTATTTCATGCTTAACTTGATCTTCTGGATGAAAGACAACGTGATCATATTTATCTCTATCTAACGATAAAAAGAATTCTGCATCACCATGTCTCATACCTGTAAATTCTATATCATATCCACCACCACTCCAGAATGCAGGTTTAGTTATTAACCAGGTATTAGGATGTGAGATAAACTTTAAGATCTTTTTAGGATCTACATGATCATAATCGTTTGGATCATCAGGGTGA